ACTGGAACTGGCACTGGAAGTGGCGGGCTTACTGGTAATCTAAGTGGTGTATCTGGTGGTGGTACTGCTGTATCATCTACTGGTAATCTAGGAACACAGGGTCCCGTTGGTAGTGGTGCTACGAATAGTACACTGAATACCGGCTCAGGTGCAAGTACTATATTAGACAATGATGGATTAGGTAATACCCGACTTAGTACTACATCTACTGGTGGTACTGGAACTGGTGGTACTGGTAGTGCTATTGATGGTACTGGAACTGGGGGTGCTGTTGATGGTACTGGTAGTGTGCCAACAACATTTGATGCCAACTATACAGGCAATAATGGATCAAGTACAAATCCACTAACAGAGAATACTGTTGGTTCAACTCCCTCTACTCCTATTGATACAAGTTTTAGAAATAGTGGTGCTACTTCTTCAAGTACAGCATCTCGATTTGCGCCAAGTGTAATTAATACTAACTTCACAAACAATCTCTCTAAGGGTAAAGATAGTGATGGATTCTTTAGTCGAAATCAAGCACTGGGTATTATTACTGGTGATCTTGACCCAAAACAAGTCATATTAAGTAATGTATTAAAAGACCTTGACTTTAACTTTGCTCAGAACATTGGAGCGAACTTAACAGGCAGTCTATGTGGTGTATATAATGATGTACTTGCTGATCTAACAAAAGCCTTTGCTGTAGTCAACACTGGAAAGAAATTTATTAATAACATTCAGAATGTAATAGAAAAGGATGTAAAGAAACTAGCAGAGAGTATTAAACAGAAGGGCATATTAGCCACACTCATGGATTTACTACGACAAGTGATAGAGGGTGCTATTGCCGCCGCAAAAGGTGTTGCTATGGCGGCTGTTGGTTCTGCTGTTGTGCTATTAAAGGGCATGGGTGCCGCCGCAAAAGCAATCATGAAGAAATTAAATAGAGTCATGAAGAACATTAATGACTATATGGAAGACGCAAGTGTACAGAAGATTATTAAAGATATGGAGTTGCTAGTTGTTAAATTAGCAGAGTCATTTGAAAGACTTACGCCACAGAATGTTGCTAATATACTATTTCGCTTATGTCAGATGGCGCAAGACTTACAAGCAAAACTAATGGAGCCTGCACTTAGATTAAATCGTATGGCTAATAGTATATCACGAGAAACACGAGCAGTCAAGTCTCAGAGTGCATATAATACACAGCAAGCCGTTAAATATGGTGCTATACGAGTAAGTGAGAATGAACGACAAGCCAAAAAGACACGAGGTATTGGTAAGTATCAAAAGGCTGCCCCATCAAATCGTGAAGCAGACTATGTTGCTAATACAGAGCCTACTGATAGTGAGATATCAATGATTAATGCTGTATCAGAGTCTGGTCTTGGTAATATTACATTCTCTTCAGCAGTCATTAATGAGGGTGATGGTGCCGGTTGGAAAGAAATAGATGATTCAGTATACGCTAAACTACTTCGGGTTGCAAATCAAACAGGCAATTCATATGAAGTAAAGCAAGGCTATAAAGTAAGAACAAAGGGGAAAGATAGAGTTGGTGCTATTGCTATGAACTCACATCACTCTGGATATGCTGTAGACATTGTGGTAAATGAAGGCAATCGTGATGATACTATCGTAGCCGCTAGTAGAGCAGGCTTTACTGGTATTGGTGTATACACTGGACATCTACATCTTGATCTTGCGGCTCGTAGAGGTTGGCAATCGGGATATAGTGGAGAGACACAAGCCAGTGTACAAGCCCTATTAGATAAGCATACAATTGATGGCTTTAAAAAGAAACGCTCTTAATACACTATAAATATATAACAGCATTATAGGAATTACAAATGGCAATTACACCAAGAACAAAAAATAAAGAGTTCTTTTCTGACTTTGGAGCAAATCTAGAGCAGATACCTGGTCGTGCTGATCTTGCTCGTAAAGTAAATGAGCAAGCAGTAAGAGACAGTATTAAGAATCTTATTATGACTGATCGTGGTGAACGCCTATTTCAACCAGACATTGGTTGTAATATAAGAGGGTCTCTATTTGAGAATATAGATCAAAACACAATTCTTATATTAAAAGAAAATATTAAATCAACACTTAGTACATATGAGCCTCGCTGTGATGTAAAAGATGTTATAGTCAATGGTAATGTTGACCGTAATGAAATCTCAGTACAAATTATATTCAGTGTAATAAATAGTGGTAGAGACTCAACACTTACAATCGATCTTAGTAGGGCAAGATAATGACAGATATATCACCAGTAACAAATCTTGATTTCAATGCAACCAAAGAAGAACTCAAGAAGTTTCTGAAAAATCAAGACAGATTTAAAGACTTCGACTACGAAGGCTCTAATATGAATGTACTATTAGATGTACTATCATATAACACTTTCTATAATAGCTATTACTATAATATGGCTATATCTGAAATGTTTCTTGATAGTGCTACTCAGCGTAATAGTATATTGTCTCATGCAAAAGAACTTAACTATCTTCCAATGAGTCGGCGTTCAGCAAGTGCAAAAGCCAATATTACAGTAACATACCCAAACAATCCAAACAACTACTTTATCATACCAGATGGTACGGCATTGATTGGTCGATGTGGTAATAAGACATATAATCTTCTTATGGATAAAGCATATACTGCTGTACGAAGTGATAGTGACCCCTCTATCTTTATTATCAATGATGTAGAGATATTTGAAGGTCGTCTGATTACTGAAACAGTGAATATTACAAATACAGTATTATCTAATCCAGACATTGATACACGAAGCCTTAAAATTACTGTGAATGGCGAGACTTACACTTATGCCTCTGATGTGTTTGGCGTAAAGTCTACTGATAAGAGATTCTATTTACAGCCCGAGAATGATGGGAAGTATTCTGTACAGTTTGGTCGAGACCGTTTTGGTGTTCAGCCCACTGTAACTGATTCTATTGTAGCGACCTATAGAGTAGCGTCTGGCGCTTCCGCTAACGGAATTGAATCATTGACTTTGGGCGCTTTTGGCGGCGCAAGTTCAATAGACATCGTAGTGACTCAGAATAGCGCAGGTGGTAGAGAAGCAGAAGACATTGAATCGATCAAGGCTTTTGCTCCAAAGGCGTCTCAAATACAAGAGAGAGCAATTACAAGAAGAGACTATGAGACTCTACTTCGTTCTCGTTTTCCTAACATTCAAGCGATTAGTGTATATGGTGGTGATGAAGTTGACCCACCACAGTTTGGTAAAGTAATTATCTCTGTTGATGTAGTTGGTGGTGAGGGTGTTGCTGACTATGAGATTGCTAACTTTAAGCAGTATCTATCTGACAAGACTCCACTTACGATTGAGCCTGTGTTTGTTGTTGCTAAGTTTATATTCGTGGACACAAACATTACAGTTACATATGATCCAAATAGCACTGTTAAGTCATCGGCACAGATACAGAGTGAAGTAGCAAATGCTGTTCTTGATTATCAGAATAGAAATCTTAATGACTTTAATAAGACATTCCGACAATCACGAGTTGCGGCTTATCTAGATGGTCTTGATGCTTCTATTGTATCGACTGATATTGTTGCTAGTCCAATCATTGAATATGTTCCAGACTTATTTGAACCAAGATCACCGGCATTTACATTTGGCGCACAACTTGTTAGACCTTATGTATTTGACGAGTCTCGTGGATTCTCTTCTTATAAGCCTGCTGTATCTTCTACTGAGTTTGTTATTAATAATACATCTGTGTCAGCAAAAGACGATGGTAATGGTAATATCATGCTTGTGACTTCTGGTGTTACAGAAGAGTCTGTATTTAACTCATCTGTAGGTACTATAAATTATGCTACGGGTGAAGTTAAACTAAACGATTTGATTGTAACAGCATTTGATGGACAAGCAATTAAGTTCTATGCAAACACTGTAAGAAAAGATATTCGCCCACCTAAGGATCGCATCATTGTAATTCGTGGTGAAGATGTAAAAGTAACAGTTAGACCAATGGAACAATAATCTATGTCATCAATTCGAGATAATATTTACTCTGACATTGCCAGTCAGTTTCCGACAGTATATAAAGAAAATAGTGAATTCTTTATAGCATTTGTCGAGGCGTATTATAAGTATCTCGATGAGAAGATGGATCGTGACATTCCAAAACTACGAGACATCGATACTACATTACCTGCATTCTTCATATACTATAAGAAGAAGTATCTTGCTGATCTTCCAATTAATACATCAGTTAATGTTCCATTTATCATTAAACATATTGATGATCTATACACACGAAAGGGTACAAAGGAATCGCTTGAGTTATTGTTCAAGATGTTCTTTAATGAAGAGATTAATGTATTCTATCCAGGTGGTAGCATACTAAAACCATCGAATACTATATGGGGCGGTGAAGAGTTTCTTGAGATGAAAGAAGTCTTTGATGTAGAAGGTTACCCAATACAAAGAGGTAACACAATCAAAGGTGATCTATCTGGAGCAGAAGCATTTGTTGACGATATCGTATTTGTTAACTTCTCGGGCTCACTCACCCCCATTCTTTATATGTCAAATCTTAAAGGTGTATTTGTAGGGGATGACTCGCTTGAAGTTATCTCTGCTACAAATGATGGAACAGAAACAATTATCAATGTTGGTAAACTTATTTCTGGGTCTATTTCTGACACCGAAGTATCTAAAGCAATTCGTCTTCCAAATCAAAGACATGGTGATAGAATTGATCTTGTCTCTAAGAGTTCAGGTGTTGGTGGTAAAGCCATTATTACAAAAGCGTCTGAAACACAAGTTGGTAGTATTGATTATGAAATCATTGATGGTGGATATGGTTATATCAAACCAAATACGACCGGCTTTAATGATCAGAGTGTTGAGATCAGTAATCAAGTAATTATTCTAAATGGCGAAGAAAGAACAGACATACAAAAGGGTAAGACCATTACATTCCCAGGTTCTACTATAGAATATGATGGAAGAGATGAGACACTAGCACAACAGTATAGTATTACGGGCAGTGGTGTTATTACTGAGTATAGACACCCGCTTTTGTTTATAGAAACAAAAACAGACCTTCCAGAATTTTTTAATCTTATGACTGAGTACTATCAAGCAAGTAATAGTCAAGGTCAGTTAGTTTTCAAAAACCTTCTCTTTGATAGTTTCGTAAACTCTTTTTGGGAAAAGGTTGGTAACGATGAAAACATGCTTAATATACCAGTCGAAAAATCAAAGTTTTTTAAGTTCTTGCAACAACCAGTAGAGCCAAGAGATAAGTATGGGCAAGGCTCTTACTCTAATTTTGTGGGCGCCCAAGAGAACTCAATGAATGATATAACGGCAATTGAAGAAAGTTTTCTTGGTATTAGTCAGGACATAAACTTAGCTGAAATTGACTTTTTTCAGACCTTCCAGAACAGTATCAATAACGGCATTGATGATGTAGAGTTTTATTCTGCGCCAACTGATCAAGACAATTGGTTAACACTTTCTCAATTTGGTGGTGTTAGTGAGGACCTGATAGCACAGCTAGAAAACGAAGCTGGCGATAGACTGCCAACAGTAGCACCTATTATAGATCATTTGACCTTTTCTTCGGGTATGGATAATGGTTATGTAGATGAACTACATAGTGGTCAAGTATACACCATTATACACCCCGGTAACATAATGACTGATGACGACTTTGCTAAAATTGGTGCATCGAGCAGTGTAGCAGGCACTGACTTTACATTCACTGATGCGAATTTAGGAAATCTGTCTCGTGGTAGTGATTTAAGTAAGTATGATGCTACATTCTCGGCGGCTAAACAATCTATATCTAAATTTCTAAAGTTCTTACAAGAAATTGATGTATTTCAGAATGTTACAATTGGTACAATACTAAGAAGACCAATCACTACAGTTCCAGAGTTAGTGTCTGCTGAGTACCCGTATGACGATCTTCCCGAAGGTTCGGCACATCCACTAGCAGGTCAACCAGATTACAGCGCATTTAATATTTACTATACACCTGCCCCTAATCTTGTAAAGGGTAGAACATATCATATTAGGAATATTGGCACTACCACATTTGCTGAGTGGACATCTGCATTTCCAGATTTATTAACAGCCACAGATACAGTGAACAGTACGCAAAAAGCATTTAATGTGCCAGTAATAACTAGCGATGGTAAACACCCGCTTCGTGATTATTTCATACAAGACCTAGGTGATAGTGATGCTGATGAGTGGACATTATTAGGTTGGAGAGCAAATCAAAATGGTGCTGGCGATACACCTGCTGTAGGTGATAGATATATTGCAAATGACGATCAGTTTAAACTTGAAATAACCGAGGCTTCTGCGGGTAGTCACTATATTGCTGGCGATGATTCTTACGATGCAACTGGTGTGATTTCTGAAAACAATCCAACCATTAAGATGCGTACTGGTGATACATTTACAATTAACAATGCCTTACATGCACAGCACCCTGTTGAGATTAGATTAGTTATAGAAAGCACTGAAGACGGTACTACTGGAGTTGCGGCAACAACAGGAGTTTCTGGTGCAGGTACTAATTCAGTATCGTTTACCCCGACCTCTGCAGGCACATATTATTATCAGTGTGAGAATCACGAAAATATGTATGGCGTAATTGAAGTATCCACTATAAGTGGAACCGGTAAAGTTATTAATATTACTAATCTCATTAATCAAACCGGAACTATTTTTAACTTTGAATATAGTGGAACACCAATAACTGGCACAGGCTACTGTGCTGATCATAGAAACATATATGCCGGAGATCCGGGCGATTCAACAACTCGTTATAGACACACTGGTGGTGGCTTGTTTGTAGACCCAGTAAGAGATGCATCAAACAATCCAATTAATACATTACCTAGTGGATTAACAAACACATCTTTCTTAGGTTTTCTTGATGGACACTATTTCCAACCAATTGATTGTCGATCTATTAGCCCGTATAACGCAACTTCGTCTTTTAGTATAACTGATGTCACTGACACAGAACTTGTAAGGCTTAATACCGATATTATTGGAGATCATTTTAAAGAAGTGTTGGAGTCGAGACTATCTTTTGATTCTACTAATGTCGATACTGCTAACAATAGACTTATAATTGAAAATCATCAACAAGCAGAAATAAAAAGTAAACATCAATTTACCGATGGAAATAATGGTGTGCCTGGTACGATAGTTGGATTAGACACTGATGACTTTGCTTATGTAAAGGTAATAGATGAAGATACGCTTGAGTTATACGAAACCAGATCAGGTAACGGCACCACATCATCGCCATATGTTTACAGCGACCAAGTTACATTCAGTTCAGCAACTGGTGGTGGATTTCAGCTTTATGCACAACAACCGAGTGCAGTTGCGACAGAGTTCTATGATCAGATATACAATACAAGCGGTAATTTAGGTGTTGAAAATATCGACACAACTTATGAAGACGCCTTTTCAGAAGTAACATTTACGATAGGTTCTGTTTCTAGTATCTTAGAAGACAACCCCGGTATAAACTATCAGAATGATGTCGGCGTTAGAATATTCAATGAGGTCATAGCGGGGTATGATTTAAAAGATTTGATTATTACATTCGATAACGCACCATTTACTTTACAGCCTAACGAGATAGTAACACAAACAATAAGATCGCCATACGAAGGACCTGTTACTGACACTGAGGCTGATTATGTAAATGGTGTTTTAGTAGACCCAGACGAATCAATTGGCGCATTGTTCGATAGAAGTGTCGATGTAAATGGTTTAAAGATTGCTGTTGGTCGTTCACGAGATAAATTTGGTAACTTAATTGTAACTAACTCAAATTTCGTTATACCCGATGAGTTTTCTTTGAAAGTTGCTAAAGTTGCAGAACTTATGGTAGACCCAACTGCATCTGGAATCAATACGCAAGCACAGAGAAAAATGATCGGTGTTATTAGAGGTGACTATGGAACGCCTCATGCAGATAAGCAGACTGCTTTGCAAATAATCTACTCGTCACCCGATTCTTATTTCAGTGACTTTACTGAAACGACTGGTGATGCGCCCGGTTTCGCTAATTACAATGGTTATGAAACTTTCTTAAATACTCATGCAGTTGAAGAATACCCGAATGGTTTTATTCGTTATCCATCTCAATCAATTGGAGATAGACAAATCGAAGAAGTCTTGGGTTCTCTAATAAGAATAATGCATCTACATGCTATACCTGGGGTTATTGATGGAAGCGATTCTGCAATAAACTTTGATCCAGTGGGTCTTAGTGAGCAATGGCAAACTACAGAACTATTCAAAGCAATGAAAGAAGCCATCGATGCAGATAAGTATATACCAACAGACGCAAATCTTGATCCATTAGGTAGTCCTGCTGATGCAAAAGTAGCACTAAAAGAGTATCTGTACTTTTTGAATTGGGGTATGTGGTCATTAAGTGAGTTCTGGGGTAGCAGTAAGACGGCAAATTGGACAGACGATATGCTAACTCCATCTGGAATAGAATCTAATAATCCATTGGGTTACGAATTGTTTAACAAATACATTAATCCAATTCTAAGTAGACCCAACTTTATACAGCTTCGATCTATTTTCCAAGATAACAATGCGGGTGTTTCTGGATATATAAACACACCAGTTACTTCATATCTGACTGCGAGTGAAGTACGAGACCTGCCAGCCTCTACACGACTCACAGTAGACTCGACATTCAACTACGAAGAAAGTGTCACATCATTCGAATTATTAGAAGAAAAGTATGATGTTAGAATGAAGTTCTTAAAGAGAGTGGGTACAGAGTTTTATTTCAGACCCGTTAGTTTCTTTGGTGTCGATCAGAATGCACCAATAACGATTAGAGCAGAAGATAGAAAAATCTTAACAATCAGAAAAGATCAAGAGTCTTTACCTATGGGTGCAAACGCACAAGTATTAGGGGCGGCAGAATATAGTACGGGTCAGGTTGAAGAGATTAAAGTCTTGCATACTGGGTATAAATATAAAGATGGAGAGATGGTTGATCTTGTTAATATAGAAGAAGACAGTCCAACATATAATCAAGTAGTTGCTACAGCAAAGATTTCTGCTAATGGTCAAGGTAGTACTGAGGGTAGATGGAAAGACACAAGTTCTTTCTTAAACGAGTCTTCTGCTATAGTTCATGATAATAACTATTATCAAGAATACTCTTATGATATATCTACAATGATTGATCCAGAAATATTTACACCCTTAGTTAAAGATGTTGTTGGTGTAGCAGGTACAAAAATGTTTCATACGCCTTTGATAAATAGTGAGAACAGCTTTGAAAGTAATGTGGATGTTGATATTGTAACATTTGATGTTGTTCTAGAGCCATTTATTGCAGAGGGTACTGGTTTTGTTGGTGATCCTACAGGCTCATTGGAAGCAGGCCCAGAGGGTAGTGAAGTTGGCTTACTTGTTACAGAAACTACTGGAGAACAATTAATTTCTGTTTCGACAGAAGAAGATGAGACTATTGTATAATGAGTACTCTTAGAATTACTACAGATGGAGACCCATACCCCGCAAAGGCTGGCATTGGCAGTACATCTGGTGTGCCTGTAAATAATGGAGAAGCTAGAAATTTTTCAAATCAAAATGCGATCAAAGATCAAGTTGACGAAAATGGCGCCCCGAAAGTATACAATATAGCATATCGTGGTGGTGGTGGAGGCTCTCTTAGAGATGGCGTGATTATAGCAGAGAGCCCAAACAAGCAAGAAATCGCTAACAATGAAATGGTTGGTATAGCGTTAAATGGTGTTGCAATCTATTCGCCGTGTGTGTCACAAATTACTACTGATATTGTTTCTGGTGATACTGAATCTTTCGCTGGGTTCAACTATAATCTACCAGAACTACAAGCATCAATCAGTGGTTTTGATGCTTGTGGTGGTTCTGTCGATGACGAAAATGGCGAATATAGATATAGAAGCGGGCGGTTCCTAGAAAACGGATTTGCAAATAATGAAAGGTTTTCAGATGCGAGTAAGTACTACGCAAGCAATCCATTTGGTGGTAGTGACTTTACCAGAACTGGTAATGACCCAGACGATGCGACCGTAACTCCAGGTCATTCGAAAATAGTTGGGTGGGCTTTAGATGGATTCCCGATATACGGCCCGTTTGCATACTCTAACCCAGTAGACCCCACTTCTGATATAGTGATTATGAGAACTGGATATGAAGTATTAGAGAGTCGTATAGTGTCTCCTACTGCACCAGACATCACTACATATCCTTTGGGTACATTTAAAGAAGACTGGGTTTATAATAACCAGAAAGCGAATAGAACATTGGATTTGTATAATGGTAGATTTTGCGTTACTCCAGAATTTAAAGACGGAACATATGCATATTTTTTAACATTTAGTGACGGGAGTACAAACCCGAGTAGTTTATCATCACCAAGAACTCCAGAATACCCGTACATTATTGGTAGAAGCACTAGACAGCAAAGAACTAGATAAAATTTGGAAATAATAAATGGCAAAAATTATAACAGAAAATTTTAAGATAGAAACAACGAACGAATTATATGGTAGTTTGAACGATCAAAACTATTATATAGTAGCGTCTACAACTTCTACAAAAGAAGAGTTTCAGTCTACACCCGCTATACAAAACACGCAAGTCTCTAAGAGGGACTTTATGCGTAGGGTTGTATTCGGTAGAAAAATTAGTACCGATAACGCAAGATACATGTTTTTAGAAAGACCTTGGGTAAAGGGTACTGTTTATGATCAGTATGACGATACTAAAGATGTCGAAAATCTTAATATGTTTGTATCTGTTAGAGAAGAGGGTAGCGGTAACTACTTGATATTTAAGTGTCTAGATAATAATAATGGCGCACAGTCTCAAGAGATAACTGGTACCGTTGACCCTAGCAACTATCAGATGGCTATTACTCAAGATGGTTATCGTTGGCAGTTTATGTTTAAAGTTTTGTTTTCTGAAGTATTAGATTTTAAAACTTCAGACAATCTACCATTACCTGTAATTTCAACTGGTAGTGGTGGCTATGGTGATGAGAAGGTTGTTGCCGCCGCTGAAGAAAACATTTCGAATATCTTATTAACAAATACTACTACCAATCAGTTTAATCAATATCTATTTGGAGAAGCCACAAGTACAGCAAACGCATCTGATGTTATTATAATTGACCCAGATAGTGCATCTCGTAGCGCATTTAGAAACATAACAGTATCTGTAACAGCAAAACCTGGTAGAACGATCTATTCTGCATTGGATGCATATAAAAATATGTATTTTAAGGCTGATGGAAAACTCTATGATGTTATTGCATCAGTATCTTCGCCTACAACAAACCAAATCACCCTTAGAATAAAAACTAGAGACATATTTTCGGCGCAACAAGTTTGTCAGCTACTTATTAAAGTTGCTGTGTCTAATAGCACACTTTCTGGTAAAACAGCAAAAGCGTATTTAGTTCTTGATGAATTTGGTACAGCAAAAAAAGTTGATTTTGAAACCAGAGGTACTGAGTATAAATTTGCAACTGCTGAAGTAATATACCCTCCTCTATTAAAAACTTCTGCTTCTGTTTTAAGCAACCCGACAACACTTCGTGCAATTGTCTCCCCTAGAGGTGGGCATGGTTCAGACCCGATTTCAGAAATGGCTATGAGTAAACTCTCTATTAATACAAGTTTTGTGGGTGGAGCAGTAAACGCACCAAACAGCAACGAGTATTCTATTGTCGGGCTGATTAAAAATCCAACATTTAGCGATGGTGTTAATGCAGATTCTTTTGACAATAGAACAGTTATAAGAGTATCTGGTGATCACATAAACCCTGCAGGCAATGTTTTAAATGGGGAAGATAGCACTCACACTGTTAGCACACTATTGACTGGAAATGCGGGCGGTGTTAATGATTACATAGAGCAATACATTAAAACTATAGACATACAACAAATTGTTGACGGTGTATCATATACTATAGTTGACCCCGGTAATATGAGTAGAAATGACTTCACTTCTATTGGTGCGCCAATTGAAAATATCGAGTCTGCACATGGATTTGTGTTTACTGCTAACATAGCCAATACTATTCTTGGTTCAGAAAAAACAGCATTAGTATCAACTGTTACAGATAAAGTAGATATTAACTCTGCAACATACGACTATTCTTTAGACATAATAACAGCAAGAATACACGAATTAGTATCTGATGGCTCAGATACTTTAATTAAAGTTGTTGATTATGACGGCGACTTTCAGCATAAATTCCAGAAAGGTATATTTTATGTTAAAGAAACCCCATCGTCTTCAGTCAGTATAAATAATAAAATAGCGGAAAGTATTACATATGGTCAGTATGAATCATATTCGGGCGATCTCTTACACTTTATAGATTTCACCCCTATACCAAGAGATCCTGGCAGAAACGAAACAGTAAAATTCACATTTGACTTTTAAGGAAAGAGTATAAAACATGGGTATCAACAAAGATTTAAATGTAGATCCGTACTACGATGACTTCGATGAATCAAAACAGTTTAATAGGGTTTTGTTTAAACCTGCTAGGGCTGTGCAAGCGAGAGAGTTGACTCAACTTCAAACTATTCTACAAAAGCAGGTAGAACGGTTTGGGTCAAATGTGTATAAAGAAGGTACAATTATAAGTGGTATCAATCTGACAACACGAGACGATATCAACTATGTTAAGCTAGATGATCAGGTGGGGTTTGATGACCCATCTCTTTTTAACGAAATTACTGATGAAGATGGTAGAACAAAAAGATATAAACTAGTCGGTAGGGATACTGGTCTAGAAGCAGAAATCATTTTAGGTTTAGGTGGGTTTGAAACACAGGCGCCAAATCTAAAAACATTCTTTATTAATTATCTTAAAAGTCAAATCCAAACTTCTGATTCTAATCTCGATATTAAAGAATTTGGTAGTGGTGAAAAACTAGAGATAAGAGACTGGAATGACAATCCAGTGAGTGTTGGTGGAGCAGGCACAACAGTTACTGTGAATGGTGGTGGAGCAGGCACTGATCATGTGGGTAAATCTTTTGGTATTTCTTGTGAAGAGGGCGTAATCTATCAAAAGGGTCATTTCATTTTTGTCGAAAAGCAATTTATTATTGTTACTCGATATAGTAATGTGGCAGGTCAATCAGCAACAGATTCAAATATAATCAATCCAATCTCTGTAGGTTTCACTATTGAAGAGAATGTTGTTGATTCTAATCAAGACTCTAGTCTACTTGATAATGCTTCTGGTTTTAATAATCACCAAGCGCCTGGTGCAGACAGACTTCAATTAGTTCCTAAATTGGTTTCATATGACAGCGATACCGCCCCAGACGAATTCTTTACTTTGATTAGATTTAGTGAGGGTAACCCAACCAGAGTTAGAGACTTTACTGAGTTTAGTACTCTAGGTGATGAGTTAGCCAGAAGAACATATGAAGAGTCTGGAAACTATGTCGTTGAGGGGTTAGACTCTGTACTACAAAAAGAAGATGGTCAAGTAGAAGTTAATGTTTCACCAGGTAAGGCTTATATTTATGGCAGAGAAGTCAGAAATGTAGCAAATACTCTTATAGATATCGACCCAGTTATTACTACCCAGTCTAACACAGACCAAAAAACATCATTTAGTTATGGTCAGTACATTAGGGTTGCATATAGTGGTAGTAACGATTCTAACTTTATTGATTTAAATTTTGATAAGACCGCCGCTGGTTCTCATCAGAGTTATGTTCTTCTGGGTAATAGTGGTGCGACCAAAATAGGCACATGCAATATTATAAGTGCTAGGCCAGATGTATCCACCGGGAACAATGAACTTAGACTTTTTGTATTTAATATAGTCAAGGTTCCGGTTCAAGCTGATGAGAACCTCACACACATAGCATTAAATACGACAAACCCAGCTAACTTTGACCCAGCAACTGCAACTAAAGTAGCGGTGATTCAAGAAGATGGTCAGGGTAGAATCTATGGCTCTAATCACTCTACTCTTATTTTCGATACTGGTAAGAATGGTCTTTCGTCTATCTCTGATACAGACTTGGTTCAAATTAGGCAGACTACTGCCACAGCAAATAGTTCAGGTGTATGTCGAATTCCACCAACAATTGATGGTCAGCCTATTGCCCAAAGTGCTTACACAATTGCAATTAAAGACAATGGTGGAGGCAATGCTCCAACACTACACCGAGTTACTAATGTAACTAACTATGTACCCACTGAAAACAATGATAATGGATTTAATGGAATCGATGTTACTCTTTCTGGCACAAGTGCCGAAGATGGCAACACATTTAGGATAATTTATCCGTTTTCGTTGACTAGAGATGTGCATCAAGATACTTTGGAAGAAAAAAGTTCTCGTTATGTTCAGTCAACTGTTAGTGGTGGCATCGTTCAACTGGGTGTCGCTAATGTTGTTAAGCTAGAAGCAGTATACTTGATAGATGGCGCATTCGATCAATCAGATAATTCGAATCAAAGTGATGTAACATCAGACTTCGTACTTGTAAACAATCAAAAAGATAATGTGTATGATTACTCTTATCTTAGACAAAAGAATAAGAGTCCTATTACCTCAGGCAGTAGTCTCCTAGTCAAGTACACTCATTTAGCACGAGATAATACAAATGGAAATGGTTATTTAACAGTAAATAGCTATCAAAACATTTCTACTACATTAAAACAAATTTTACCAGAGTATACAGGTAAAGACTTAAAATCGTATAATCTTTTTGAGTCTATAGATGCACGACCATATGTTCGTGATATGGTTACTCCAAGTCAATCTCTGTCGAATGCACAAACAGTTAGTAGTTCCGTTATAGATAACAAAGCCGACTTAGTTAGCGGTGGAAATTTACACTTGTTTGAAGAATCGCAAATTGCGTCATCGACATTTAGCTACTTCTTATCTAGAATAGATTCTGTTGTTTTAGATGAATATGGCAATACGCTATTAATTAAGGGTGGTGAAGCTGAAAGCCCAGTGCCACCAAAATTAGACAGACAATATGCTCTTGCAGATATTCTGATACCGGGTGGCTCAAACGAAATAAACGGCGACAATAGAATTAGAATAGAAGAGCGATCCAATAAAAACTACACAATGTTAGACATTGAACAACTTGAAGATAGACTGGATGACTTAACTGATATGGTTACTCTGTCAATGGCGGAAAGAGACATACAGAGTTTAATAATAACAGACACTGACGGAACAGAAAGATTTAAAAATGGTATTCTTGCAGACACATTTAAAGACTTAACTGGCGCAGACTTTACTGACCCAGAGTTCAATGCGTCTATTGATAAGTCTAAGTTTGTTGCACAGCCTGCTATTAAAGAGTTCCCTCTTGATCTGAAGATTGATTTTAGTAACACAGATAATGTTTCTGAAGATTTTGAAGAGTTAACAACACTATCATTTAATAGTGTAAAGAAAACAATCATAAATCAGCCATATGCAACAAATGTGCGAAACTGCGTGTCTAACTATTATAGTTATCAAGGTAGGGCATTTATACATCCTAAGTTTGTTTTCCATCGTGATGTTATAAAAAATCCTGTAGTTCATTTACAGACTGACATTGCTTCTAGTGTTCTGAATGCGGTTAAAAATATTCAGAAGTTTATCCCCCTGACTCGTACTACTAGAGGTAGACGAAGACAGACTGCTTCTTGGATTGATCGTGTACGCCGAATTAGAGGCGCACCAACTAGAGTTACAAACTTTGTCCAAAATATATCTACGACAAAACTGACTACTAAGATCAAAACACAAACTCAGCCTTTGGGCAACTTCATAACAGACTTTAGTATGAAGCCCTATCTAAAACAGCATGTAATCAGAATTGCTGTTAGTGGATTAAGACCAAACACTGTACATCACTTTTTCTTTGGTGGTAAAAATGTAGATGCTCATGTGAGGCAGTTTAGATATCCGTGGTACAGATTATATAGCAGATATTACAGAAGATATCATCGAAATGGTAGAATGCGTAGCAAAAGACATAGAATGGCTAGATATTTACCATATAGAAACTGGGCTGATTGGTACTTTGGGAGAAGAAGAGGTCGAAGAGGAAGATATGCTTACAGTACGACAACTGTTCGTACAGACAGTAGAGGCAACTTGCTTGCATTCTTCAGAGTGCCGGCAGGTAAATTCTTTGTTGGACAAAACAAGTTAGAAATATCTGATGTGTCTCAATATAGTTCTATTGAGTCTGGTGGTACTTCTTACGCTTGTCAAACTCACAGAGGGTATAACTTCTCTATCAGTAAGACTCAAATTAATAATACAACAAGAACTGTAGACTTTGACACCAGTACGACAGTTGTAAAAAGAGAGTTCCAAAGAAGAAGAAGAGACCCGATTGCACAAACATTTAAGATGAGGGCGGCTGATACTGGTAATGCCAACTTTGGTTATGTAAGCGACATTGATGTTTACTTTAGAAGAAAAGCGACCAATCAAGGCGTAACTCTACAGATAAGAGAGGCTCAAAATGGGTATCCAACATCTACGGTGTTACCAGAAGCAGAAGTGTATTTAGACCCGTCAGATGTTAGTGTCTCTACTTTGGGTACTGTACCCACTAAGTTTGAGTTTGATAATCCAATCAAACTGAAAGCAGATGTGGAGTATTGCTTTGTTATTATTCCAGATGGTAACTCGCCAGAGTATTTGATATACACATCCAAAGTCGGTAATCGCAGCCTTTCGAAGGGTAACACAGCAAGGTCTGTTTCTGTTACTAACGACTGGGGTGATGGTGTATTATTTACTTCTACCAACGACAGTACTTGGAAGTCTTATCAAGACGAAGATTTGAAGTTTAGCATTAACAGATATAGCTTCAATACAACTGGTTTTGCTGATCTCGTTCCTAACGATGTAGAGTTTTTAACTATTCGAGACAATAAAAAACTAACGAAAACAGATGGTACTGTAGGCCCAGAACTAATAAACTTTGAAGATGACGAGTCTGTATATGTTCTGAAAGATTGTAGCTTTAATGGTGAAGTTGGAGCAGATGGTGATTTAGATTCACCAGAAGTTATTACTGTTTCAAATAGTCAGTTAGCCTCTTTGACTGCTACTGGAAAAGGGTCTTTTAATGTTGGCGATTATATCATTATTCAAGAGATACAGGAAGATGATGCTACCGATGCTCCAAATAGAGTTCTTTCTCGAATAGAATCAATCGACAATACGACCTATGCAGACAACAATGAAACTGCTTTTAATGTAGACACGCCATACTATGAAATTGATGGTACAGAGACAGTTAGCGTAACTTTGGTTACTTCCGCTAAAGTGGAGTACTATGATCCAGAAAACCCAAGTACATTACATCTAACAGAAAGTTCTGCCAGAAGAGAGAACTATTTTAATGATAACCCAGTACATGGCTTTGGTGAATTTGAAGTAGGCACACTTTATCAGATCGTAACATTAGGTAATGGAACCCCTTCAGAAAATACTCTTAGTTGGAGAAGCGTCAGTGGTAACACTGGGTTACAGCCTGTTGTTGGAACTCAATTTACGGCGGTACGATCACAATCTCTAGAAGACTTTAACAACACCGGAGGCACGGCAAGACCACTTACTCAGGTTCTTATAGGCGCTAAAACTGGAGCAGAAGCAACCATTACTTCTTTAGATACTCAGGGTATCTCATATTTTCAACCACAGGTACAGGTTGACAATACACCGAAAACATCTTCTAAAGTAGATTTATATCAAAAGGTTGCTGGCGAACTTGTAGTAGATAAACCCATTACAGAAAATGATGACATTTATGTTACGGGTAACCCCAGAGTTATTGTGAGCAAAAGTAAACAAATAGAGAATGCGCCAGGGCAAGATGGAGATATTGTCGATGACTTTAGATTTAGGGTCACACTAGACAATGGTGGATTTGATGCAGTAAGTCCATCTTTAGATGATGACATGAGTAATCTGAATGTTTATGAGTTTGAAATTAACAATAGTATTTCATCGCCTGACTGTAATTACATCTCTAAAGAAGTTATACTTAACCCCGACATGCCTGCAGAGGGCCTTAAAGTTCTTCTTGAGGCGTACAGACCAATGGGCACAGCAATAGAAGTTTATGCTAGATTTGTTAAGAAAAATAATCTTGAAGAGAAGACTAATTGGATTGCACTCAACAATAAAAATTCCTTCCAATTCTCATCTGCAAGTAATGTAGAAGACTATAGAACATTTGAGTTTGATCTTGATGAAAGTGGCGAAACTGCATACTATGCTTTCCAGATTAAGATTAGCATGAGACATATGGCTCCGAATGAGTTAGACAACCCGGCCTTTTCTGGTATTGTGCCGAGCGCAAGTTTGTTCCCAACGATCTCTAGCTATAGAGCAGTGGCGGTAACATAATGAGCGAATCTTTTGTTCGATCTTCTAGCGGTTCAGGAGTTGTCAATGCTGATTTTGATGCGTATAGAAGAACTATTACCAAAAGAAAAGAAGATAAATATATAGAGGGATTAAAGCAGAGAATAGAGAAGCTAGAATCTGCAATGTCTAGATTAGAAAATACTGTTAAAGAGATAACGAAATGACTGCAAAGGCTGATTTACCACTAGTATCAAATCTTTCCACATTTGGACAATGGAAAGATTTAACAAATGATCTTAGAGGTGTGGCGCAAATAAGCGTCACAATGGGAGATAACGAAGTTAACAATGGGAATGTTGTTCTCAATGGTGACTTAACCTTGTCTGCGGCAAAGATATTTAAAGCAGACACGCTAAAGCCAACAGATAATGTCAACTTTTTACTTTTAGATAAAAATGACATTAGAGTTAAGGGCGAATCGGCAAAAGTATTTGTCAACTCTCTACAAGACTCCAGTACGAATGATACAGCGGCTACATTACAGTTTAGTAAGGGTGACTCTTATACAGAAACATTTTTTGTAAAAACAAATGCCGATCATACAGAATTGGAGATTGGTTCTGCTACCAAGTCTTTCAAAATAAATGGATCGACTGGTGTTATTACTTCAAGCAATGGCGCAAAAGTATCTTCTTCTATGATAGCAGATGCTCTTAATGGTATTGATCTTGGGCAGACCACAGCAGGTTTAGGTAAATTTACTAAACTAGAGTGTACTGGAACTGGTGGACATGGTGTTATTGACAATGTTGCCATCGGTACTAATACAGCATCGACAATCAAGGGCACTCAAATCAATATTGACCCAGAGATAAATGGAGATAGTTTAAGTACAGAACAGATCAATGCCCTAAGAGGCGATATTAATAACACAAGAATTGGTCAATCGTTACCACAGTCTGCATCATTTACAAGCGTTACTACAACCAATGGAGTTACTGGTAGTAATGGAGTTCTTGGATATGGAGATGTTGGTGACAGTAACGGCGACATAATTGTTGATGTTGATAACGCAACATTCAATGGTACTGCTACCCAAGTTAACCCCAATGCAGTTAGAACTGTTTTAGAAACTATTTACTCTGTAGGAAGCATATATATAACAACAGACAACAGGTCACCAGATGCAATAATGAACTGGCCTTCTTCTAATTGGGAAAGATATGGTCAGGGTAAAACTTTGCTTGGTTGGGATACAGGTAAAGCTATGGTTTCTCTAACTTATCAAAATTCGACTAACGACTATAAAATAGTTCTTCCAAATAGTTCGCATGGAATTAAAGAAACTGATACACTAGAAATTAATAAGCATTCTGGTCAAAACATTCAACAACACAACATTATTATTGCAGATGGTCATCAAGCTACAGTAAAATCTGTAGCGGGTGCAGAGATTGTAGTTGCACTAAATGGTAACCCTGTACCTTCTGGTGGAACATCATTTACAATTCCAAGTAACTCTTATGTAATACACAAGGGCTTTGGTACTGTAGGTAATTTGGGTGGGGAAGTTAGTACAGTATTAACAACTTCACAAATCCCTGATCATGTTCATGATAATAAAGCATGGCATGGTGAGCAGTTCTATCTATACAATGATGCTAACTCACCCACTTCACTACAGGGCACCAGCCGAGCGCAGGGTCCGCAAGGTAGTAGGGATGCTCATCTATACCAATACAGTGGTGGTGTGCATGGGTATGAAGATTCAAGTGGTGTTCATCAAGTAGATGTAGGAAAACCACATCAAAACTGTATGCCGTTTATTACGACATACATGTGGAAAAGAATTGCCGACTAACTCAATTATAAATATAGTATAGCATAATATCAAGGATAACAGGAAATGGCTAAAAAGTTTACCGAACTACTACCTATAGAAGCACTCACAAATGATGATATCATTGCGATTGTTGATGACGGCAGTAGCAACAGCAGAAAGATAACTGCCGAGCAGATATCGGACTATGTTTATAAAATTGAAGTCGTGGGCGACTCAACTAATCTTGCTTCTATTAAACAGGCTCTCAATGGTTCGAACAACACATCGAATGGGTTAAGGGCGTCACAGCTATTTCATCAGGGGTTATATAGAGACTCTTCTTACTTTCTAAACTACAATAATCTTGATGGTCGACCCGCTACAATCCTCAATAATGGACAGTTAGTAAACACAGAAAACTATACATCTCTCAAAACGGAAACGGGTGCCCAAAGAGCGTCTCTTCGTGTTAGAGATGCAAGTGGAAGTGGTGCTAGTCCCGCACAAGTAACCGCCGATCATATTGCGGCTGGGGTTATCAATCAGTTCTACACTGATACAAAAGTTAACGCTAGAATTGATGCTAAATTTGGTGATCTTTTTAATCAGTATAGTAGCACATTTGATGGCGGTAACACTCAAGATAGTTTAGAAGATGTCAAGGCTGAGTGGGTAACTGATACTAATAGTGCTACAACCTCTCAGATAATTAAAATAACAGACCCAGAAGAATTAACATTAAATGCTTACAAAGTTGGTCAAGTATTAAGAGTTTATGGTGGACATCGACCATTGACGGGTGTTCCAACAGTGGCATTGTCTTCGGCCCCTTCTGCCACAGTGAATGCAGAAAATGGCGCATTTATATTAAACCCTTCTGCCTCAAGCAAATTGACTTTAAAATACAAACTGGCATATTTTGATTTAAGAAATGGTAGAATCGGCCCCAGATCAACAACAGGCACTTTTGATATCACACTGACTACTCAAACAGAGACAACCACAGTTCAAGATATACGAAATGCGTTTAACACTTCAAATTTTGTTAGTTTTAATATTGATGGTGCGCCTTCAAATGTGGGCTTACTAGTCTATAGACAAGAAGGTGGCTCAGGTGCATTTGAACTTGTTTCTATAGCAGGCCCAAAGGACACAGGTAATAATTCTGGTTGGAGAGATTATTACAACTTTGACTTTACTGACTGGTCTGGTAAAAATCCAGACAATAATGCGTTTTTACCAGAACAAGATAAACTCATTGGTGGTAGAAGTGTAATACATTTTCCACAGCAACTTGCCGCAGGGTCCCTTAATGATGGCGTTACATATGTTGGGTGGTCAGATGTAAGTATTAAAACCGTAGGCGATAGAAATGCTGGCGGAGAATTTCGACTAGAAATTAACGAAGACGATGTTATAATTAATGGTACAGCAGATAAAACATGCTATTTGATGCATAACGATACCAATAAACTTCAAAGTGCTATAGACTCTAAAGCGGAGAAAAATCAGAGAAGTTTAAACTTAAACGCAAAAACATATAATGTATCTCACATAAGAATGCCAAGTAAATTTGGTTTGACTGGTGTGACCGGTATCACAAAGATTAAAAAGCTACCACACAGTGGCTTTATTAGCGGGACTGGATCATATGCCAATTATGCTATTCAGGGCGTAGCTTCTGGAGATGGGTTTGGTACTGAATTAATATCACTAATTGGTATAGATTTTGATGGAAATAATAGAAATCAATATCTTTTGGGAGAGGATAATACATTTATAGACTTTGGTGTGCAATCTACTGGTTGTTTAATTCAAAACTGTAGAATTAGAAATTTAGTTGGTGAGGGCATTAACGCATCTAGCCCAACAGAGTTTAAGTTGTTAACTTCTGAAATAGCAGATAGCGGGGTTACAGATAGACATGAATTTTCGCCATTAACAATTGATGATGGTATTAATACTATCGTTACTGGAAATATCATACAAAACTTTACAAACTTTATTGATGCATCTGTTACCAGACAGGGTGTTATTACTAATAATGTTATTAAAAACTTGACTGGTAATATTCAAGATGGTGAAGAAGAAACTGATCTTGGTTCGGCTATATTTACATATGGGTCTACTTTCTTACTTAGTAGCCCGAATGTATTGATGGGCCCGTCAAATGAATTTTTATCTGCGCCTGATATATTGAACTCTGAGTATGACGCTGTGAATATACTTAGAAGCAATTTGCAACAGCAGGCTAATTCTCCTGCAGGGTACTATACGAGTGACGAATTCGTTTATCAAGAAAATGGCACGGTCTTTGACTTATCTCAAGATAGTGTTAATGAAACTCAGGGTGGCACAGTTTTATACAGAACTAACCTAATAAGAAAATTGGGGAATGCGTCAAATTCAGCAGAAGAGGTATATGGAAACTTGGTGGGCCCGGGTGCTAGAGACATAAGAAATAATGAATTTTCTGCCCCACAAGTTCAAAACTTTGGATTGGTTCAAGACGAGACATATGAAATTGTAGATGTTGGTAATACTGACTGGTCTAGAATAGGGGCAATTGGAAACATAGCAGGGCAGTCATTTGTATATAATGGTCAACCACTTTATGCTTATGATGGAACAAATACTAACTCCACTCTTGCAACGACAGGTACATGCTCTCCTGGCTACGCTGTTGGATATGTTGATAGAGGTTTGACTCCAGTAACATTTGCCATTATTACAAATGGTGTTGTTGCTGGCGCAGATAATTCGTTAAATGGTCTTGTTGTTGGTGACAAAGTTTCAGTAGGGTTTAAACCTAACGGCGCAACTGGATCACCCGATGCTGTACCAGGCGTGTATGCGGTCACTGCTGTGAATGGTAACGGAACTGGGTTTACTGTAGAAAGTGGTGTGGGTGACGGAAATACAGCACACTTAACCATGCACAAAGTTGGTTTCCAACCAAGAATACAATTTAACAACATCTTAACAGATGTAGCTAGAGATAGAGGGCAGTTTAAGTTTGAAATAACTAACGCTGTACATGGCTCTTTAAACAGATTATTAACTGGCGCATATAGTGCGGGTGAACTTGATACTATATATAGTAGTCAGATAAGAGCAAGTGAATCAGATAGTTCAAGAATACATCCACCAAACTCATACCATGTTGGTGTGGCTTGGTCTGCAAATTATAGATATCATGTAGAGGCGGGGACATTTAGTACTACTGGCTCATGGGAATATGAATTAGCCGCACCTAATAATTTTGGACACAGAAATCTTGACTCTAACGGAAAAGATCATACTGGGTTTAATATGAACAGAACCACAGAAAACGACCCTCAAAATGCGGGCAGGGGCTATAGAGATTTCTATATTAAAATTGCGAACCCTAAGTATGTAACATTGGGCAAAAAGGTGTATATAGCTAAAACTGGCTTCAGTAGAGCGGACTTCAACAGTTATGGTATAATTGTTACCCTAGAACCAGATACAGCAACTACTACTGATATAGTAGTAAGATTTTTCGCTAAGGCGAACCCGTATGCGACTTCATCGACTGACGGTAGCTTCACATCAGGTTTATCTGGACCGGAAGCAGGAAAATTATCGATAATAGATGATTTTATATTATCGCAAGGACTTATTAAATAGGAAAAATAAATGTCAAGTATATCAAGTATCAACAGTAACTCGTCAGTAATTAATGTAGGTAGAACCACGCCGGTTTCACCTGGCTCCCAAACAGCAGACAAATCTATACCTGTTGTAATGGCTTCTGATCAATCTGCAATCCCAGTAGAAGAGCAAAACAAGGTACAATCTGAAGTTGCACTATCGCTTCTAGGTATTCCAAGAGCAGAAGTTGCACTAGGTATCTTTGCTGATGTAAACACTTATGATGTTAACCCGTCTGAGTGGTCGATGAAGCCAGCATATCATGTCAATGGTGATGGGGTTAAGCATCTACCCACAGAGGCGGGCGCACTTGTAGAAGCATCAAGAAACAAGACAGCAGTACTGACATCTAAGCGTTTCTTCAGATATCAACCTGGTCGTGTATCTGCGGCTACATTTGGTATTAAGAGTTCTGTATCTGTTGCAGACTTTGCAGAAAATCCAGTTATTCGTAAGTATGGTATTTACGATAAGTATGATGGTTATTATTGGGAAACTCGAAACAATGGTAAAGAAGACAACTTTGGTGTTGTAAGAAGAACACAGTCACTACAATATTCCCCAGTAAGTCCTTATGGTCTGGCAGGTATAACACCAAGACGAGGTGAAGATAATCTGGGCGATGAAAATGCGCCTACTATAGACAATAATCAATTAGATGATTATAGAATTGTTGGTCTTGGTGCGGCAGAGGGCTCTGAGGTTCTAGGCGACTTTATAAGTGATAGAAAAATATTGACAGAATTGCGTTACGAGTTCATAGACGCAGTTTTGGCTAGAGCGTTCGCAGATATTGGTAATGGTGGTAACTTAACAGCCACTAGTGTTACGATTCATAAAGGTACTACTACAGATGCGGCTGCCGCTCAAATTAGTCTGAATACAACATCAGGCTTTTATAATGATCTTGCATTTGCATATAATGAGTCCATAGGAAAACTCGGCTATTTGACTGGCGAGCAAATGGAAGCTAAATGTAAGCGTGACCTAGACTACTGGATTGGTAACTTCTTATTAGATTTAAAATGGGGTGGTACTGCACACACTAAATGGAATACAACAAACTTCGGTATAACAACTGGTACTTCAAATGGTACATGGCAAGTAGGGCAGTCAGTAGGTGTATTCCCAAATATCAGTCTATTCGAAGGTCCAATTCATGCGGCAATGTATGACGAACTTAACTCTGGTACTGGTGTTCTTGCGGCGGCTGGCTTGAGTGATGCGGCTGAAACTAAGTTAAAGAGTTTGGTTCAATCAGTAATTCAAGTAGCATTCCCTGTCAATGGAACAAATCCAACTGCATTTGTTCCACAAATTCCGACTTCTAGTGACTACGGCACACGAGGTGCATTAGACACATTCTATGATGTTAAGAGAAACTTTTGGTCATATTATGTAACTACGAAAAAAGCACCGATACCTTTAAGTCAAGTTCAGCCGAATAAAACTTACACAGTTCTTACTGGTGGTGGTTCAGGGCAAAATACTTACGGCGGAACTGATAGTGCTATAACTGATTTCCAAGCGGCATCGGCAGAATTTAATGCTCAAACATTAGCTGATAATGTGTACCCCGGTCGAGTTTTCTCTACAGTAGGCACTCTGCCAGGTACACCTACTGCGGGTGATGATGAAGCACAAGTGTTAGAACTTATTACTTATACTATGGCGGCGAAAGGCTCATCATCAAATTCTACCAGTACATCGGTTACCAGTAATGCGTTAAGATTGTTTGATAGCCTAACTCAAGCTGAAGTAGAACAAGTTATCAAAGATAAGTGTCAGCGTGATGTTGGCTATATCATCGATGGATATAAGAATGATCTGATTGGTGGTGGTGATGCAGAAACAACATATAACATGCATATGTTTTGCAGAGGTACTGGCATGTCAGTATACTCTCAAAGAAACTCTGACGGTTCATTAACTGAGCCAGATAGACACGGTGTTCTTAAAGGTATAATACAAAAAGACTTGACTTCTTTCGGCGCAGATACTGCACAAATTGCGAAACAAAATGATCTTGCTCAGAGAGTAGTTAATAACTTCACAAACGAAGACATTAAAACAATGTCTGTTGGTAATAGACCATTCCCAGGTAACTTGATCACTCTTCGTGATGGTCTTGTTCATGTTCATGCGGGTGTCTATGACCCGTCTCTACTTAAAGACGCTAAACCAACAAAGACAATAGCTACTAACACTGCTAATCAAGATGCTGGGTATGTAAACAGAGTGGCAACTCAATTTAAATTGACAGAAGGTAATGTTACTTTTGGTCAACATGTTAAAATTAGTTGGTCTGGTGGTGACGATGAAATTCAAATACAAGCCGCATCTCCAGAACTTGTTAAAATACACAAGGGAGAAGTGCTTCGAGTTAGAAGAGTACTTGGACCTAAGGGTAATGAGTTTACATTAGTAAAAGCTGATGGCACTAATTTCAATGAAACAGCTAAGAGTCACATTCCATTAACTGTAGCACTCACTGCGTCTAATATAACAGCAATGGGAACTATATTCATTGACACAACTGCTCCATTCATTTTCCCTAGAGACTATGACCTAGATTTAATTAGTTCTGTCGATGAAACATACACATCAGAAATAATGACGACAGCAGACAGCACTACAAACTATGCGAATGATGGTTCATCAGCAGGGTCAGGGCCAGCTTCTCAGAGAGTGTACAAACACTATGCGGCTGATGCTCAGTTGAATACTGGTTCGGCCCCAATAGGTGGTATGTTCCCATACATGTATGCATTTGAGGACAACTTATTAGACATAAATCTAGAAGAAAAACATTTAGGCTTTATTAATACAGCAATTAATACGACTAATAGCACTAATGTAGATATTATAAGAAGCCAAATCGATAATGTAAACTTTTATCCAGAATATGTAAACTGGATCAAGAATAATGTTAAGCCAGAGTACTGGGGCGTTTACGAGTATCGAGTGCCTCGCTCAAGATTTAGTCATGACCCTCTTGATGGTAAACTTTCTAGTGCTGAGGCTCTAGCCTATGGTGGTGAAAGAAGGGGTTCTAGATATAGAGTTTACAGTGATTTAGCTACGGGCCCGCAGGGGACTGCTAGACCTGGTGAGATTTATGCAAACTCAGAAGGTACACAAAGCAAACAAAATAGTCTGTACGAGTATGACTTCACTAAAGTAACGATGCTTAAAATTGAGTTCTCGTGGTATGGTGCGGTAGGTGCATTGTTCCTTGCGTATGTTCCAGTTGATAATGGCGAAGCGAGATGGGTACGAGTACATCACCTAAGAGCATCGAATCAGTTGAAGATTGCATCTCTTGGTAACGCAACACTACCAATCACTTACACAACTTATGGTGGTGGTAGTCTGTATTGTCTAGGTGATGGAGAAGATACTCTTAATCAACAGGGTTATGGAAACTTATCTCATCACATTGTTAAGTATGGTGCTTCATACTACATCGATGGTGGTGACCGTGGTACTGTTCGTCTATACAGTCACAACAACCAAGATACTGTTTCAGCTAGAGGTAAGAGATTTGCTGTAACTGGTAATGGTTCTTATGCTAACAACACTTCTATTGATGGTGAAAGTGCAAGTACGCCTTGCTTAAATGTTACAGAAACTCATACCATAGGCGCATTGAAAGTAGAAAGTAGCTTTGCTGTCAATGGTAGTAATGGTGTACTGAATGGTTTAACAACTGGTTCAGAGCCACAAGAAGGCGACTTTATCGTAGTTACTGGTAATCAAAATGATGGTGGTCAGTTCCCAGACGGCACATATAAAGTTGCGTCTTCTGGTAGCGGTACGATAACACTTCAGACAGCAGGTGGTGCCGCAATTAGTGGTGGATCGAATGATACCTCACCAACTGGAACATATACTCATACGAGATTGATAGACCCAATATTCTATATGGGCGCAAAAGTTAAAACAGATAGTCTTTTGGATCAAAATGTTAAAGTAGTTTGGGCAAAAACAACTAGTAATACTAACAAGGTCTTCTTATCGTCTGAATTGCAATCTCAGAGTAATATATCTCTACTTCCAGATAGAGCGGCGACAGTTTACGGCATCGAAACCAAAAAGTCTATCAAATCAACTCGTGAGGGTAATGTTGTTCGTAACAGAGTTCAGGTGTACCCAACCAAGATGTCGTCTGCTAATATTGGTGACGATACAGTAAGACTTCGCTTTAAGAAAACCCCAACATTCCAGACTGCTGTTGCGCCTACAGGCACATATCAGTTACAGGGTGATTATGCTATAACCAACACTAATGAACCACTTGTTGCTACTTCGGGCAGTGCAAATTTCCTTTTGAATAATCAAAGCACTTTTGGTTGGTTCAGAGGTCGTATTGTATCTGAAGCAGTCACTGTTTTTGGTAGACTATATAGAGAAGTAGATTCATATTATTTTGAGTTACTAGAGTCGTTTGAAGGCGAGATAACACTAATCAATGGTGGCTTCTTCATGCCAGACTACAAGTTCCAAGCAGACGGTGCAATTGTTGATTATGTCCCTGCGATTAGCACTAAATTTTCGGAAGAGAAAGAGGGGCTTAGTTCTGTAGAGATAGCATCTAATAGTGTTGTGCCAATTGCGGGTACTGGTATAAATGTTGCAACTACCTATCTTCGGGTTGGTACTGAGCAATTTGATTTAAGCCCATACTTCGATTATAATAAAGAGTATCTATCATTTCCTTTGACGGATATTGCAGATAGTTTATACTTTGCTGTTGACTCTGACACAGCAAGTACAAACACTGACGAAATTAGCTTGGGTGTAACATGGGAAGAGCAGTAGTTTATGGCAAAGCAAATAAAGATTGGATTCGACAAAACGCCGGCTCCAATCACAAAGCAGTTTATACAACTTATAGACATAGAAGGTACGCCATTATTTGATGATGCGGGCAATCCTCTGATGACTGAGGAAAATGCCGCCCTTACATCACTAACAATATCGGAAAATTCACTACCTGTTCATGTTAATAACAACACCGCCATCCCAAATGGCGGTGAGGCTATACCTATTATAGAGCAGTTTAAAGAAACTTCTCAGGTTAGTTCTTCATTACTGGGTGTCCCTAGAGCAGAGACACAGCTTTCTCTTTTTTCTGATGTTGCTACATACGGTCTAGACACCGAGAACTGGGATGCGAGTGATATATACAGAAGTCATAGCAACGACCCATATCAATGGTATCAAAAGAAGCATCCAATTCATGGTAGAAGATCGAATGTAAGATTCTATGAGGGGTCTGATGAGCAAGCACTATATCTAAGAGCGTTCCCTAGCCAATACGCATATCCAGAAGGCACTAAAGAGCAAAAGAGAGAGTTTCCATCCAATCAGTTCATGAAATACATGAAATTTATTGCTATGGGTAGATATTTTTACAACTATTTCTTACCAATAAACAAAACCTTTGCTGAAACAAACTTCTTGACCGCAACTGATGCCAGTATAATTAAACAAGGCCCAGATGAAGAAGTGGTTAACGCATATCAATTTCCAAGTGGAGAAGCAACAGTACAATGGGAAAATAGTAACGAATGGTTTGATGTAAAGTATGGGCATGTAGATATACAAGAGTCTTTTGATGCAATCGAAAGATGGACAGCATTCTACGACAAAATAAATCTTAGCACAGACGAATACCCAGCTTTCCCAGAGTCTTATATAGAAAACTTTCAAGAAGAGATAAGAGATGCGGCCAGACTGAACGGCTTCAAGGCTATACCTGATTATGTGAAAATAAGACAACACCTGTCTAGTGAAGACACTCGACCTGGCGGCGGTTCAAGCGAAACTCTCTATGGCATACTTCAGAGTAAAAGATCGTTTAGATATCAGCCGGGTCGTTCTAGTGGCTTTACTTTTGGCGCAAGAATGGTTGCTGGCGACCCAACATCACAGGCTCAAATTGCAGAGTGGGGTTGCTCAAATAGTACTGACGAATATATGTTCCAATTAAAGGGTAGTCAGTTTAATATCATAAGAAGAAGTACTGTTCGTATGCCAGATGAACTTCTCACTAGACAGGGCTTATCTGTAAATGATCAAAAATCTACTAAAGTAACTCAATATGGTATTGGTAACGAAAGTCGTCTTTGGGAAACAGTAATTAGAAGAGATAAGTTTAATGGAGACAGACTCTTAGGTGATGGACCTTCTGGCTATATATTGTCATTTGAAGATGTTACGATGTATAAAGTTGAGTTCTCTTGGTACGGTGCAATTGGTGCTAAGTTTTACGCATATATTCCAGTAGAAAATGATGAAGCAA